TTAAATAGTACTACTAAATTATTTAATTGTCAATAATTATTTTTTAACAAAATAAAAAAACTACTATATAATAGTAGCTTTTAATCCAGTTCTAATTCATTTCCTTCTATAATCTCTACAATTTGTTCTAATTGTCTGGTGTGTCTCATATTCAATTCCAATAGAGTCATCTGTACAGTACATTCTTCTTTCAAGTTTTCTAATTCTTCATAATGTTCCATCAATAACCGTGTGGACTCCATAGCTTCATCTACGTCTAGTTTTTCTACTTCTGGTTCTTCTACGTATGGTTCTTCTGCGTACCAATAATCACCAATTCCAATAGCGTTTATTTCTGGAAAATATTGATACACTGCATAAACAGGTTCTTCAGGATCATAATCTATTAAGTCGTCCATAATATCTTCAGACAACTGTAATTGTTCCTTTAAAAACTTACGTACATCTTCATTTATCTCCACTTCGCAACACTCCCTCTATAGCCATGATTATACAAAAAAATCCCCCTATCCACAAGAGCAGATAGGGGAGTAGTCAAGATTATATTTATTTAATTAAAAGTGGATTTTTCCATCTTCATCAACGACAATATTTGCTTTTTCAAGCATATCGCCATCTTCATTGAAATAGTACCAATCGCCATTGATATTTCTACATTCACGAGAGACCATATCGCCATCAGATGGATTCAAGTAATACCACTTGTCATAATACTCTAGCCAACCTTCGTGCATTGAGCCATCTGAATTAAAGAAATACCATTTGTTGTCGATTTTGTGCCAACCTTTAGCCATAGCACCATCGTCTTTGAGCCAGTACCATTTACTATCTTTATAGAACCATTGACTTACCATTAATTCGCCATCAGCATCATAACGATACCACGCACCATTAATTTCTTTCCAATCATCGATTACAGATTCTGTATCAGATCCGGTTTCAGTAGCATCTGCTTCATCTTCGTATGGCGGTCTGAACCAACCAACGATTCCAACAAAACTTCTTGTATTGTATCGTGCTGGTCCACCGACTTCTAATGCATCTGCATTGCCATCGATGTTTTGTTCAACTGTTTTAATAGTATAGCCATCGCTGTCCTCAATAACGACTCCAGTATGCCCAAACGGATGTCCGTATAATGCTTGCGTATCCATTACGAATACATCTCCAGCTTTTGGATTAATGTCGTCTGGAGCGTTGTATTTTACGTAATAGCCATTTTCTTGTGCTGAATCTAAAAAGTTAATAGCATTACCACCTAATCTTTTGCCAAAATAATTGATACTAATGTAATTAGGCAAATCGGCACACTGTGTACCGAAAAACCCATCTGCATCTACTCCAATCCCACGATTTGCTAAATAGCATGCTTCATTTACTACTTCTATTGCTTTTACCATATTATCACTCTCCATTTTCTATTAAGGTAATCGAGTTGGCCAGTCTTCATCAGTAATATAACTAACGGCACTCACTCGAATGTCTCCAATATCTTTGTCAGTTGGAATATTTTCGTTAAAAGTAAATTGGATGAAATTTAAGTCAGATTTCCCACCTAAGTACCAAATACCATATGGTCTACCCTTGTCATCATACGTTGGTCCTACAATCGAATTTTCACTTCTAAAACCTTCTGGAATTCCGTTAGGAGCAATAACTTTAGCCCCTTTGTCGCCACTACTATTATGTCTTAAAAATCCAGGTCCACCTCGTCTACCAACTCCAAACCAACCCCATGAAAGTCCACCAAACTGATAAGTCACAAGATTGTTTACTCGTCTGATTTTAATGAACGAGTTTCCTGCTCTAGATACGCTATTAAGAGTTCTCCAACCAGTATCTCCAATCAACACTTTCCAACCAGTATTGCCAGATCCGGATTGTTTTATCCATTTCAACGCTCCATTAGTAACTGACATATCGACATAAGTTGTGCCGATTGGAGCAGTTACACTACCATTAGGCATACCAGTTCCGTGAATCTCATAAGCAGATTTGCTTTCTAAAACAGAAATTTTAGTCGCCTGTTCCCCTTGTGTGCGTAATAGATTGTTAACTGAATCAATAGTAGGCACTTCGGTTTTTTTAGCAAACATAGAAACATCTACTTCTGGTTTAGCTTCTAAAGCAGATACACGCCTACTCAATCCACTGTCATCATATCCCTGTGGAACTACAGCAGGTTTGTTTTCTAGCGCTAACACTCGACTTTCTACTGCTTCTACTTTTGAGTTAGTAGCTAAATTAATTAAGTCTGTAGTTTTAGCATATCCTGCATTTTCTAATTCTTCGTGAGTCACTACAGATTTGTTTTCCAACACTTGTACACGACTTTCTACCGATTCTACTTTTTCTTTCGTCACGCTGTTAGTTTCTAACTGCGTTATTTTATTTCTTAATTCAGAATCAGTAGACAGGTCAGATTTCTTAGCATACTCTTCTGGAACACTAGTAAGATAATGTTTATCCTCTAGTTCCTTTCGTGTTACAAAATCGTGGTTATCCACTGCTGGTTGACTACCTCTATTCTGTTCTAACTGTTCCACACGCTGTGCAAGTTTATCCAAAGCATCATTAGTAGCTAAGTGGTCCAATGACTGGTGGCTAGACAGATAAATATTGCTAAGATTATTGAATCGTGCTTCCACTTGCTGAATACGTTCCTCAATACTAGTCAACGGTTGGTGTTCAGTCAGATATCTACTAGCATTGCTTTCTAGTGCATTCAATCGATTCTTAACATCGCTATCATCATATACCGTATCTTTATCTGGCTTAGATTCCAAAGTGTGTACTCGTTCTTCTATAGAAGAAATTGAGCTACGAATCTCAGTGTCGTTATAAGTGCCACCGTTTTTTTCGATACGTTTAAATAACTCATCTAATTCAGATTTAGTCACAATATCCTCAATCGCCACAACTCGTTTTGTTTTAGCTTCTTCAATTGGCATATCATGTAATTTATCAATCTCAGATACTTTAACGCCAAAACTAAAGCGATGTACATCGGCTGATTGAGCTACTTTTTCGAAATAGATGAATCCAAGAACAGTTTCATCTGCAGTGATTAAGCTAGTATCAAACTCGATTGTAAATTTATCTCCATCAACGAACGCTTTTGTTTCAATGTAACGTTTCGTTTTCTGGAAATAAAATAAGGCAATAATATTATCGGTTGGTAATGATTTCATCGTAAATTCTATGAATGCGTTATGCTTATCATGAGAATAAAACTCATCGTTAATAAAATCGATAAGGTCTCGCTTATGTGTGGATATATGAATTTTTCGTTTGATTATCTTTCTCATATTGCCCTCCTTACTAAATAAAAAAGGGATAAGTCATTTCGACCTATCCCTTAATTAAAATTACATATTTTTCAAATCGTTCATTCCATTCACGACTGATTCAATCAGCATGCGTTTAGCATTGTCATCAATGTAGATGCCTTTAGATTCTAATTCGCTAGTCAATCGTTTTTCAGCAGATGCTAATTTGTCTTGACTAGCATCGACTACATCTTTGTAGACTTGCTCCACTGCTTCAACGACTGTCTTAGCAATACTCTTTGTTAATTCATATTGCTTCAGATCCGTTTTAGCTTTGATGTTTTCGGCTTTAGTTTCTAAAAATCGTTTTAATTCTTTGAATAGTAAACCGATTAATACTACTAATACACTTAATGCTCCTTGAGTTACCACTTGTGTTAATTCGTTCATTTCTATCATCCTCTCACTGGTAATTGTAAAAATCGCTCAAATAACGGGCTAATGTATCCATTGCCATGCAATCCGCTATACGATCCATACAGTTCAGATAATCGTCTAACTTCTTCATTTGTCGTGTAGCCACGTTTTAAAGCTCTTTGTAAATCTTCTTCTAAACGATATCTTTCTATTGTTAAAATTCCATCATTTAGTTTTGTGATATCTGCATTATTTTTCTTTCCTATTTCTGTAATTTCATTCACTACAGATTGGATTTGATTAATCTTAGCATTAATATCATCTGCATCTCGCTTTCTTCCTGCCTGTATCCAAACAGTAACGATGGCGGACAAGGCAGGAATCAACGCTAACATTACACTCTCGCTCATCTTACTTCACTCCTACAACAATACTAAAAAAGAGAATTAGCGTTTATATTCCACTAACTCTCCCTGCTCATTCACAGTTACTCCAGACATTTGCAATTGTTCTAATACTCGTTTTTTTAATTTCACAGGTACTCGTTCATAAGTGTATCGTCCTGCGATGATATTGATTGCAATTAACATTACTAAGTTTGTCATATTATCTCCCCCTCGTTTAAATACTAGCGATAGTGCCATTTGCAGGCGTGCTAGGATGTTCTGTAGATTCTGTTTGATTGTCGTTGTTTGGTGTACTTGCACTTGGTGTTTCGTCATGGTGTTCGACCTCCGTTGTTGTTGTAGTTGGTGTTGCTACTGGTTGTTCAGTAGTAGTGGTAGTAGGTGCTGGAGTTTCAGCAACCGGTTGTGGTGTTGTAGGAGCTGTAGTTGGAGCTGTGTCAGTTGTTGGATGCTCAACTTCTTCATAGTGGCTCGCCTTTAAAGCCTCTAAATCAGCAGTTACATTAAATACTTGTTCAGTCAACTCAAGTAATGATTTTTGAGTAGTTTCAGATGTTTTCTCAGTCTTCACTGCTAAGTCATCTACTTTTGTTAAACGTTCTTCTACTCGTTGTGCTAAAGAAGATAATTGTGCAATAGCACTTGACGGATCGTACTCCATATTAACTAAATCCATCACTCGTTGAATTAAATACTCGTCTGATTTGTCTAGCAAATTGCCAGGTAGTTGGCGTTGTACATACGTGTACGGTAGCTCTTTGCATACCACTACCTCTGTCATATCTTGTTTTAAAAATTTACTTTTTACCTCGTATCCTGTCATCACCATAATTATTTATCCCCTTTCTTAGTTGGACTTGTTAATTGTTCTTCTAATTCTGCAGTCTTAGCTCGTTCTGCAAATAATGCTTCTTGTAAATATGCTTTTTCTACTGAAAGTCTTGTAATTTCTTGAGCCAAATACTCGATTGCTGTTGGTTTGTTATTCATGTTGCAATTTCCTTTCTAATTCTTCTACTTTTATTGATAATTGTTGAATAGATTTCACTAAATATGGGATAAAGAAAAAAGGACTATACGTTTCAATACCATCAATCTTGTCATGAGCATCTGGTAGATATTCTCCAATTTCTTGGGCAATCAAACCAATGTTCTTATGGTATTCTGTACTATCCTTTTTAAAATCATATTCATATACATTTAGTTTATTAATCGATGCTAATGCATCTACTGTACTTGTTGAGATATTGCTTTTTAGCTTTCTATCTGACCAAGGTTGTACCCTCACAAAGACATTTCCATATGAGCTGGTAAAACCAACGAACGGACCATTCGCATCCTCTTTTCTCTCAATAAGAGTGATGTTATCCATCGGGAGTTTCCCTCTCAGTAAATCTCCTAATGATTTTCCTTTGTAGAAAAACTCTCCACTTTTCGGTTCAATGTATAACGAACCATTGATAGATACTTGCCCTTTAAAAGAAGCACCATTATTAGCATACATCGCTCCATCGTGAGTGACAACCCATCCATTTTCTGGAAACGTTCCCCAATCATGCCCCCAGTTTACCCACAAGGCCGCTCGACCAGGAGAATTTAAAGATCCGTTACTCATTCCTATTTTGAATTGGTCTTCTCCTGTAATGTATTTACCAGGATAATATGTTGTGTTTCCATATATATCTGTCTTTTTGATTTGACCAATCTGGAAACCACCAATGTTACCTTTATAAGCGGATAAAAATTCAGCAGACAATTGAGTCGCTGTAATCTTAACAGCTTGTACAGCATGAATAAAAGCTTCTTTAGCTTGCATCTTTGTAAAAAAACTTTCTTTCGACACAAGAGTATCAAAAAAAGCATCATCTACATCTAATTTAGATGCACTGATGCTTCCACTAGCTAAATGCCCAGCTTTGATACTGTTAGCTTGAATCTTATCACTGGTAATCGCTCCATTTACAAGCATATCACCTGTTACTCTCATTTGTTTAGTGATAGCTGTCATCATGTTTGGCGTTACATTTAAGATGCTCGATAACGTTTGTCCATCGATTACCTTGCTTGATCCGAAACTTAAACCATTTGCTGTTACTGAAATGTCGCTACGCTTGACGACTCCACGTTCTAACTCTTGCACGGATGTTGTCACGTTATTTATCGACTGATTGACTCGTGATACTACGTTCTCGTTTGCTGTAGCAATTTTCCTATCGTAAGTATCAGCTAATTGAGTTACTGTACTTGATACTGCTTCATTCTTGACTGTAGAACGTAATGCATCTAAACGTTGATTAAATGAGGAATAATCGCCATTTAGCGTACTATTGATTTGTTGCATGATGTTATTGGCTGATGTTGCAATCGCACTCTTGATGCTTGAATCGAAAAACTCGGTAAGCATTCCTTTGTTATTAGCTTTGATTCGTCCCCACAAGTCACTGTTAACATCAGTCAGCATCAGATTCAATGCCCTCAAATCATTCAAGATCCCAGATGTCTCCATCTGTGTGATTTTTGGCTCTACAAATCCTGTTGGTGTGTTTCCTTTTTCAAGTTGGATGTTCTTGAGTTCGGTATTCCCAATACAGCCCATGTGATGGATTTTAATCAATTCTTGTGGTGTTCTTGGTGTGAAAGTTTGGTAGTATCTTCCATTTAATTCTTGTGTTGGATTCTTGTTATTTTGTATTGTTGTGTGCATATATTACTCCTCTATAAACATTCTGATATGGGGATGACTGCTTCTTCTAGTTATAATTTCCCAATCTTGAAGGTCACTCCAACGTGCAAACTTAATTCGTGCTATTGGATTGTTAGGACTTAACGTGACTTCATCTGCTAAATAAGGAAAAACGTTACCATTTATAACCAACTTCACATTGTAAAATGTAGCTTGACGCAACGTTGTAAAACTACCTCTCACAATAGATAATAATGAATACTCATTATAATTTATGTAGTCTGGTGTAATGTTTGCTATCAGCATATCCACTCCTTTTCTCCAAACCAATTTATCTCCAACATATCTAGCAACGATTTCTTTACCGTTCACATAAATACCTTTTCTTACCATATCTCCACCACCTACGCATAATAATCATAAACAGTACCAGCATCTTTGTTGCTAATAGCATCGAATTCAGCTTTGCTTCCTAACCAGTATTTCATAGCTTGACCAGTACGTTGATTGATAATATTTTGACCAGGACTGCCTGTCGCACCTTGTGGTCCTACCGGTCCACGTTCACCTGTAGCTCCTCTTTCTCCAGTCGCACCTCTAGCTCCATCTTGCACATTATCCAATCTCGTATTAGCTGCTGCTTTAATCCCTTGGTAAGTGACGACAATATACACTTCAAGATACCCACCACTACGTTGTGCTGGGCTCCATTGGGCAAACTTACCATTAGAGTCTGGTTGTTGGTTTAATTGGCTAGTCCAGTTGTTATTGCCGAATCCACGATAGTAAAAATCGACTGTATATCCACTGGTTAATCTAGTACCGTCATAATAAACATCTGCAATAACATTTAATTGACTGTTCACACCGTTACGATAGTTACCTTCAATACGTACATTAGCTGTTAATGAGTGACCTCGTTCTCCAGTTGGACCGACTGGTCCTGCTGGACCAATAGCTCCACGTTCTCCTGTGGCTCCTCTAGCTCCATCTGCTCCTC